AGGTAATCGCAATCATGGCGCTAGTCGTGACGGCAGCCACATCCGCAGCGTACAAGCTTTACCAGTACGTCCCACAACCCGTTCCAACCGCCGTCATCGGCGAAAAGCAAGAGAAGACCCTCGGTGGTTCCGCCGCAGTTCTGCTGCCCGAGAACCTGAACAACAAACAGGCCGTGCTACTGAACTCAGCCTACGCCATCGCCAAGGCAGAAGGCTTCAAGAACCCTGAGATCGTGCAGAGCATCCTACTTCAGGAGACACGAGCCGGTGGCATGAAGTCCTACAACGTGGCGAACGCAGGACCGGACGCGTACTACGGTCCGATGCAGATCAAGCTTGCGGCAACCCGTGACGTGCTCGCACGTGATCCGTCTCTCTACACGAAGTACGACTTCCACACCCACACCGACGATGAGGTCAAGGCCAACCTGATCCTCAACCACGACTTCAACATTCGAGTTGCAGTTCGGTACCTCGAGATTCTGCAGAAGACCTACGGTCTGTCGGGTGCCAACCTTGTGAACGCCTACCAAGCCGGCCCTGGTGGACTCGGCACTTCAGACGGCTCCTACGCACGTGGAGCTGCAGAGAAGCTGGCGGCGTACAAGCACAGGACGTAAATAGGGGATCCCAACCAAGGATCCCAAATGAAAGTATCAGACCTTCTTGAAGACTGCGACTGCTCAAAGAGCGACAGCGCAAACCGCGATGACGAAAAGCTGGCGCTAGCCCGCAAGAAGACGAAGGACGAGATCGCAAAGATGCGTCAGTCCTATGCCGACAAGCGCCGTGCACGTTCCACCGAGCAGACGACTGAGGCCCTCGTTGGTGCAGATGGCAAGCTTGGCACTGGCGGTGGCAAGAAGACCGCACCAGCCCAATCGAAGAAGACCATTGCCGCAAAGCGTGCAACCGGCGAGATCATGCCGAAGGGTCACTTCCACAAGAAAGGCGAGGACTGGGAGTCAACCAAGGTTACGAAGGCCAAATGAAAGTCTCTGAGCTTCTCGAGGGCTTGAAGGATATCGCCGCTGAGCTTGATGATGAGAAGCACTTCTCCATGGAGAAGATGCAGACATCAATCGAGAATGGTGTCGTTGTTCCCTTGTCGAAGCTTGACTTCCTTTCAAAGACTCAACTCGCAAAGATCGATGGGTGGATTCATGATAGCGACTGGGACCTCGGCCCATGGCTCGCTGCCGAAATCCTTGGTCTGAAGAACATGAACCAGTTGGAGCTCGTTGATAAACCATCTGACAGCTCCTACACCAGTTCTTCCTTCGACAACTTCTCTAGAGCAAGCGGCCTCCCAACTCACGATGAGACCTGGGACGCACTCATGGACTCGTTCAAGGTCACTCAGGGCGAGACTGAGGGCGGCAAGCTCTTTCACGTTACCACACAGGTCGGCACTGCTACGCCATTGAAGGGCAAGTCGCAGAGAGTTGTTCTCACGAAGGAGAACGGCAATGTGTGGTTTGCTTGGGCAAAGAAGCCAAAGGTCAATGAGGCGCTGAAGGACCTCGCCTCGCTGGCAGATCAGCTCAGCGCGCTCGAGATCATCGCCGCTGGTGTGAAGGACCGCTTCAAGGAGCAGGCCGATTACATGAAGCAGTTCTTCCCTGGAGAAGATCCAAAGGACCATGCTGAAATGGTCCTTGCCAAGATCAAGGAATACAACGGTGAGAAGGTCCTCATCCTGAAGCCTGATCCTGAGTGGCAAGAATGGGGTCGCGGTAGTGCAAAGTGGTGCAGCAACCGGGTGCAAGCAGTAGCCCGTGAGAACAACATCAAGGTGCGCTCACAGATGAACCCATACAATCGTCATGAGGTTGACGTCACGCTGATGTCATCTGGTGCCTCTGTCTCTCCTGAGAAGTTCGACTCCATCTTCAAGAACGTTGAGGGCGACATCCACGACAGCACCGTCGAAAAGGCGACAGCCCACCTCGACTCTGGCAAGTCGATGACCATCACGTGGGACCAGAAGCCGAAGAATAAGCGTTACGCCCACTTCTGGGAATCGAATGCTCGCAGCCTGTCCACCTCATACCGTGGTCTGGCTGCCAAGGCCGGCTTCCGGATCAAAGCAACTATCGACAAGCAAGCGAAGACCCTGACGATCACACCTGCTGACCAAGGTCGCGAGTAACCAGACTTCAGGACATGTCCTTGACACGTGAGTGTTACAATGGTACATGCTCAAGCAAAAGACACTTGAAGACCTCATTCGTGAGAAAGTATTCCTAGGAGGCGTTAGCGGCTCCGGTTGGTACTACCTCAACTGCCCGCTCTGCGGGGACTCACGGCTGCGTGGGGGCTTCAAGTTCGACGGTGACAACACGGGCTACTCCTGCTGGAACTGCAGCGCAAAGTTCAAGTACGAGGAGGGTTCAGGCAAGCTCTCGAAGAACGCGAAGGAGATCCTTGAGGCATGTGGAGTTTCTCGTGAGGACCTGCAGGAGCTGACCTCGCCGATCTTCTTGAAGAAGGCTGAGGAACCGACGATCACGATCGACAACCTGACGAAGGTCAAGACTCACACGCCTGAGGTTGCCTTCCCCGATCGTAGTCACCCGCTCCTGTCTTCAGTTCAAGAGGACATGCAGGCACCGATCCTTGAGTACCTCCTTGCACGCCAGATTGACCCACTCAAGACGACGTTCTACTTCAGTCTCGACCCAAAGTTCCTACGTCGAGTCATCATCCCGTACTGGAGAGATGGCAAGCTCATCTACTGGCAGGCCCGCACGATCGATGAAGGTGTGAAGCCGCGCTACAGGAACTGCGAGATTGCGAAGGACGCAGTCATCTATGGTTACGACAAGCTGTTCACGCACGAGAACTCTCCGCTATTCGTGACAGAAGGCGTCTTCAACGCGATCATGGTCGATGGCATCTCCGTGATGGGTGCCACGCTGAACGCATCGAAGATCGAGCTACTGAAGAAGACGAAGCGGCGCCTGATCTTCGTTCGTGACCGTGACTCTCAAGGTGACGTCCTCTCGAAGCAGGCACTTGAGAACGGTTGGGAAATCACCACCGTCGACAAGCGTGTGAATGACATCAACGAATCAGTGACCACATTTGGGTTGCCCTACACCGCGTACAGCCTCATATCCAACGCGCAGCGACCCTCTGACAAGTTACAATCTTCTGTTAGCCTGGATATTTGGGGCCTGGAAGACCGATTGAGAAAGCGATAAAGCATGAACGTTCCACTGATGGACGAAGACGCGCAGCGTCTCTACATCAACTCAATGATCTCGAACCCTGAGCTCTTTACTCAGGTGAACGCGATCCTACGTCCGACCTACTTTGACCCGCACCTTGCGAAGGGCGTCAAGTACTTGCAGGACTACTTCTACGAGAATCACGCGGTGCCTGATGCAGCGATCTACAAGGTCGCAACGAAGCTTGACACCGAGTTTACACCGCTCCTTCCTGCAGACAAGGAGTTCGTGGCGAACCAGATCGCCGAGTTCTGCAGGTTCCAGGCCTGCATCGACGTGATCAAGAAGTCTACGGGCAAGGACGGCTACTTCGAGAAGGGCGACCTCGGTTCGATGGTCGCTGAGATGAAGAAGGCGTCTGAGATTGGTCTCGACACCGACTTCGGCATCAACTACTTTGAGAACGTCATGGAGCGCCTCGTGAACAACGAGGTTGAGGACCCTGTCATCTCAACTGGCTGGACCACGATCGACGAGGTGATTGGTGGTGGCATCGGTCTTGAGGAGCTCGTGCTCTTCCTGGCACCATCTGGTGGTGGTAAGTCGGTCTCGATGCTGAACCTTGCATACAACCTTCTCGAGCAGGGCTACGACGGCGTCTACATCTCGTTGGAAATGCGGGACACGAAGGTCTCCAAGCGCGCCGACCAGATGATTGCGCGGATCGCCAGCAACCAGATCCCAGACAACAAGGCGATCGTTGCAGATGAGATTGAGAAGTTCCACCAGAAGTCTGGTGCCGACTTCTTCATCAAGCGCATGCCAGCAGGTACGACGAACGCGAACGACATCATCGCGTACATCCGCAAGCTCAAGGCGGCAGGTCACCTCAAGAAGCTGGGCTTCATCGTCGTTGACTACCTCGACATCATGGCACCAGTCCAGCGTGGCGCTGGCGAGTCGATGTTTCTGAAGGACAAGTACGTCTCTGAAGAGGTCCGTGAAATCGGCCACCTCTTCAAGTGTATCATGATCTCGGGCTCTCAGCTTGAGAAGGGCACAACCGAGAAGATCAACGACGGTCAGAAGATGCACCAAGGTAACGTCCAAGGTGGCTCCTCGAAGACAAACACGGCCGACTTGATGATCGCAACGGTGAAGACAGACGCAATGCACGAGGCAGGCGAGTACCGCTTCGAGTTCCCGAAGGCACGCAACTCGGATGCAGGAACCAAGCAGGTCACGATGGCTTGGAACAAGGTAACCCTGAAGATCTCGGACCTGGGGACCCAGCTTGTTCTCAAGAAGAAGGCGAGCAGCCTGACCCTAACCGCAGGAAAGCCAGGAGAGAAGAAGCAGACCCTCGATGAGTTCGCAAAGAAGTTCGAGTGACCTCACTTTCTGATCGATAAATAGCCCCATCGAATAACCAAACCCAAAGGACTCCACCATGGAACCAACACGCACCATCACCCTCGACGGCATCTCGTACGACGTTACCCAGTTCTCGCAGGGTGTCCAACAGGCGGTCATGATCTACAACAAGTTTTCTGCGCAGCTGCAGGACCAGCAGCTCGAGGTCATGAAGACCCAGGCCGCCATCTCCCAGGTCGGCAACCAAATCTCCGAGGCAGTTCAGAAGGAACTCGCTGCGAAGAAGGCTGCTGCAGCACCGGCCGCAAATGATCAGGTCGAAGACGCACAAGTTGCGAACGGTGCCGATCACCACCCAGTCTGAGCGCCACAAGCATTAGTGGCTAGATAAGGGGCACTCAGTGCCCCTTTGTTGTACCTGGCTCATAAATAGGCGCATGAAACTCAAAGATCTCCACGAAGCCAGCATCCTTGGCCGAATCTCCAAGGACTACGACGCAGATGACGCACTCGTCTACCTGCTCTTCCTTGCCACCTCAGACATCGGTGATGTTCGGCGTCAAGTTGATCAGAATGAAGATCTTCCAGAGAGCAAGCGCGTCATCGACGGGTCGATCTACGCAGTCTACGAAAAGTTCATTCCGTACAAGCTGCACAGCATGACGGAGCACCAGAAGGAAGAGCTCTACGACAAGATCTGCCAGGACGAGATTCCATCTCAAACTTCTGATGAGTCTGTCGATGTGCTGCTTGACCTGGACGGAGACGTCTCAGCGGTCTACACGAACTATGACAAGCGCGAGAAGTTCCCGCACAAGGTTCTGACCATTGAGCTTGACGAGGGCTACTCAGCATGATCCTCGAGGATCTCAAGAATCTTTCTGCGGTCGCTGATGCCGGCGGTGGTGAGATCCACGTGATCCCAATCACCGAGAAGATCATCAACGAAGCTGTTGATTGGGATGACGACACAGGTCATGGTGAAGCAACCATCCATTCTTGGCTGATGAATCAGGGCACCTTCAAGAAGCTCACCTTTGCTGACTCAGCTAAGGAGTTCAATGAGAAGACCGGAATGCGGAAGCGCCACTTTCAACAGCAGCTTGAACGACCAAGTGCGAAGGAAGTTTCTGAGAACCACATCAAGCAAGGCAAGGTCTTCGTAACTTTCAAGTACGCCACGCCAATTGCCGCCTTCGATAAGAAGGGCGGTGAGAAGCTCAAAAACGTCTACTTCATCGACATCGATGACTCGTGGACTGACCGGGACATTCCAGACTAACATGGGCATCGCACACCTAGAAGACCTCCCACTTGGCGAATTCATCCACGTCGTCAAGAACATCGGCTCGATGCACGCATCTGAGAAGCTGGACGGCGCCAATCTCTGGATGGGCCTTGACGAACAGGGAAAACTCTTCACCTCCCGTCAGGGCAAGCGCAAGGGCGCCAAGAACTTCTACAGCGAGGCCGAGTACCCGTACTTTGCCGCGTACAATGGCTTCCGTGCGGCACAGGCCGCCTTCGAAGAGAAGATCGAGGATGTCAAGCGCATCATGCAGCCTGGCCAGACGGTCGAGTGCGAGGTTCTCTTCGGTCGCCAACCGAACGCGGTCACCTACGGCGCCGACGACAAGTCCTACATCGCGTTCCTGCGCGGCGTGGATGGCACTCCTGACATCGTTGCAGACCAGCTT